TTTTTACACTACTATTTTTATTTGGCAGGTCTTGTTAGTAGGCATCAAGACCGTATTCGTTCTAGGTCAAGTTTTACCACCGGACCTCAGTACAGTGTCAAAATTATTATAACATACTTATCTAGATGTATAGTTTAGATTTATATTTCTTCGAGACCTGTGTATTGTCCTGTTTGTGTTCTGACTGCTCCAGTTTGTGCTGATGACAAACCTGCTTGTTGTCCAAGTATTCTTTCTATTCTCTTTTGTTCTGCTGTATCTCCACTAAGTCCACTAACAATATCTACTACTTCTGTAGTTCTACCTTGTTGTTGTGCAAGAGATTGTATTTCTGTAGCTTGTCTAAAAGATTGTCTTGCATCACGTGCAGTCAAACCTTGCTGTCTTAATGATTCAGCTTGAGTCAAAGTTATATCAACACCTTCTGCAGCAGCAAGACCACCTATTTGTCCACGTACAATATTTTGTGATACAACTGATGATGCGTCTATTGCACCTGTTGCTAGCTGTTGACTTATGTTAGGGTCAATAGCACTAGCTATTATTTCTGCATCTGTTAGTTCTTGTCCAAAATTTAATTGATAATATTCTTTTACCTGTGGTAAGGCAGTCAATACATTTTGATATACAGATTGTACTCTTTCCCCAAATTCTTGAGGAGATACTACATTCTCTATAAGTGTTTGTATTCTTTCTGTTGTGACAATTAAGTCTGAATTTACCCCTAAACTTTCTATTTTTCTTTTATAAGAATCTACAATTTGCAAGTATTCGCTTTCAGTATATTTAACTGAGACTCCATCAGGATTCAAGTTACCAGGAAATGCCTGTGCATATTCTGTGCTTTGTCTCATAACATTACCTGCTTCAGTTGCATCATTACCACTATCTATATATGCGTCAATATATATTGACAATAGTGTATCAGGAAAGTTAGGTCCAAATTTAGATTTAGCTTCAGATATAATTGCTGTTCTTGCTGTTGATGATAAGACTGCCATTAGGTACCTTGTCCTCTTACAACACCTCTTGATTGAGAACCAACACCTAAGAATGAACCAATGTCATCTGTTACTTTATCCATAACATTTTTGTTACCTTCATTCAATCCAACAGTTGTTAATATTTTTGTTGCTTCTTCTTGACTGTTTGCATTTAAAACATCTATCCAATCTGAACTTGTTTCATCTACTCTACCTCCTAGTAATTGAAATGAAAAGTTTCTCCAAGGCTGTGCTATCTGTTCATAAGTTAAATTCTCATCGTAAGTGTCTGTACTAAATAAAACTTTTCTTACATTTTTCAAATCATCAATTACCATCTGTCTACCTACTTGTTCACTTTCTGCGTTACGAATCATTCCTGCATATTTTGAAACATCTTCATACTGTCCGTATAAAGGTCCTAGATATTCTAACGCTAGAGCTTGTGCTGTTGCAACTCCTGCTTGTGTTGCACTAGGTTGTGTTGCTGAACCCTCTAACCAAGAGGCTAAAGAATCTTCTTTTGCAATACCTGACATAGGGTCTCCTAGTCCTTTTGCTTGATTTAACCATTGCAATTCTGTCCAAGTTCCTGTGGTAAGTTTGTTACCAAACCATTCTGTTAAGGACTCTCCATTAAAAGTTACTTGGTCAGGATTAGTTACACCATTTTGTCTTAATGTCTCTCTAGCTTTTATACGATTGTTTGATAGCAATGCTTCTGCATCTGCAGGAAGTTTTGTTAAATCTTTACCTTGTGATAGCAGTAACCAGTTTCTTTCTTCTTGACTGTGTGTCTGCCACCAGTTTGTACCTTCCCATTCAAAGTCTGCTATGTCTCTATTTTCTACAACACTCTCTAACCATAGTGAATACATTTCATCATCTTCCATCCATGGTCTTACAGCTTTTACTTTGTCAAAGTTAGAAGCTACTTGTTCAAAGAATCCACCAACTCCTGATGCTTCCATGTTTACTACATCTACTTCAACTATGTTTCCTGCTTGAAATGATTTGCTCCACTTATCTGAATTAGAATCTATAGTTTGTTCTTGTGGTTTATCTACAGTAAAAAAGTTATCTATCTGTTCTTCTGTAGCTGTATACGCCATAGACAATCCAGTACGTGGAATATCAAAAGCTATATATTTTTGTCCACCAACATTCCATATTTGTCCACCTAATCTACCAAACAATGAATCATCTTCTTGTACAACTTCTGTAGTAGTTGTAGGAGTTGTAGGAGTTGTAGTAGTTGTAGTAGGTGTAGTAGGTGTTGTTGTAGTAGTAGTAGGTGTAGTAGTAGTAGGTGTTGTTTCTCCACCTCTATTATCTATTGTTTGTTGAGCATCAGTTACTGCATCTTTAAGAGCTTTAGTAGTGTTCTGTATCCCTCTCATAACTTCTACACTTAAATCTCCACCTGTTTCTTCAGCATTCTTTTTAATTTTATTTAATCTGTCTTGTTCAATATCATCTTGATATTCGTCACTTAACATGTAATCTGTTTTTGCTTTTGCTGTATTTTGTGCAGCCCTTGCAACACCAATGTCAATGTTTCCAGTATCAGAAGCACTTTCTTTTAATTTATCACGATACTCTTGTTCTATAGCATCTAGTGTTAAATAACCTTGACCTGAAACTGTATATTTAAAAGGATTATTTGCAACTGCTTCAGGAGTTCTTGCAGGTTCCCTAATCTTTGCTACTTCACTTTCATAGGTATCTTTATCAATTTGACCATTGATTAACTGTTGTAATAAACTTCTCTCTTGTGCAGTTGCCATTATAAAATCTTTGCTCTTCCTCCACCACCACCTGCTGTTACAGGGGTCATAGGTGTTTCAGCCATTGTATCATAAACATTACCAAATAAACGGTTATGTATTGGTTCTGTTAGTTTGTAACTTAATGAATATTTTTCTGACAATGAGTCATCTGTAAATCCTTGCCAAAAATCCTTGCCAAAATCTTTTATACTTTCGTTATCATCCATGTTTGTAACAGCTTCTTCTAATCCGTCAACTGCATCTGCAAGTATTAATGCACCTTCGTATATTGCATATAGTGTTAATGCTCCTGATGATAAAGAACCTACACCTAATGCTGTAAGTAATTTAGGTATTGCTCTACTAAGCACAACGTCTCCAGGGTCTAATGCACCTGCTGCTTTACCTGATATTCTTATTGCATCATTAGTAAGTTTTTTTGCAGATGAAACAATTTGTTCTCCTATATCTTGACTTGACTCTAATATTTTTGCTGCTTTTTCTGCAAGCTCAGGGTTAATAAAAGGTTTAAGTTCCTGTGCTGCTGTAAAACTAATCATATCGTCAAAAGGTCCTGTAATAAGTTTTTCAGTTGGTACTTCACTACCCATAAATGACATACCTGGAGGAGTAACATCTCCTGTCGTAAAACCTTCAGGTAATACTATGTCATCAACATACTGTGTAACTTTTGCATTTGCATTATCTAAATATTCATTTAAAGAATTAACTGCCGGATTAGTTTTGTATGGATTAAAGTCTTCATAGATACTTTCTAATTTTGTATCAGGTATTTCCTTTAATTTATTTACACTAGATAATAAAGTTTCAAAACTGTCTGCTACGTTATCCTGTAACTTTAACAAACGTGGGTCTTCAATAATTAAAACTTTTGAATCTTCTACATACTCTAAAGGTTTTCTTACAAATGCTTGTGCTAATTCTTTAAAAGAATCAAAAAATTCTGCTGCTGCGTCTTGTTGTTTAACAGAAAGTTTTCCTGACAATTTTGCCATTATATTTCTTGTTCTTATAGATTCAGGAACTAAAGCATATAATTCTGTTAGTAATCCATTTGCTATTTGAGTTGACAAATCAGGAGGTATTCTTACAGTTTTTTCTAAATAATCGACAACCTCTCCAATAACAGAACCGTGTGTTGCTTTATCTGCAGTTAATAATTTTTTAGTTACATACTCTCTAAGCAGTTTTCCATTAAGACCTACTTTACGTAAAATCTCTTCAGGAGTCATCGTTATCTCTAACGCCTCTTAATACATCAATAGCTTGCCTAAAGCTATCTGAGCCGGACATATAGACCTGTGCATCAGCTTGTTCTCTTGCTATAGGAGGAAGTCCATTAACTGCTCTTTGACTATTTATCTGTGCTTCTACTAAATCTACCAACTGGTCATAAGATTTTTGAAATGTACCTGATGGTACTTCTTCTACATACTTAGAGTTACCGGAGTATTTATTTCTAAACTCCATCTCTCTTCTAGTTCTTTTTGTAGGGTCTACTGCTTCTTGTGCCACGTTATCCTCGTTGTCTACTGTTGTTGTTTCTGTACTAGGTATTGTAGTCGTTGTTGTTGTAGGTGTCATAGACATTTCATTTTCTATCATTTTCTTTAATTCTTGTGCATCTGTATTGTTTGGGTCATCAAACTTATCAATAGTTAAAACATACAACTCTTTCATGGCTACTTTAAAGTCATCTGTGTTTGCATCTTTTAACTTTTGTTCAAGCATATATTTAAAGACAAGAGCATTGTCTTTTAAGTTAGCCTCTGTTTTAAACCAGTTAGCAACAAATTCTTTCTGTTCACTGGTAAAGTTAAGTAAATTTTCTTGTCCTGGTTGTGCATTGTTTGTTACTAAAACATTATCTTGTTCTTCTGTAACTCCTGGTACTTCTACTCCTAGTTCTTTCATAGCCTTGTATATACCAGGTGCCATTGAATCTAAGTTAGCTTGGAATATTCCCCATGATGGAGATTCTTTATCTAGTGCATCTCTAGTAAAAGGTACACCATCAACTCTTGATTCGTAAGCTGCTATTGGTACGAGATACTCTATTACTTCTTCTGCAACACCAACACTTTGTAATGCTTCAATTACTTCTATCGTTGAATATGAATCAGGTTCCATTACCTAGAGACTGCTCTTCTACTTAAGTTTGTAAGACTATTTATAGTACGTGCAGCTCTAGCTCCTATTTGTCCGGCAGCTTCAGACTCTTGTTCTAACTCTTCTCTGCCTGCAAAAACTTCATCTAATACTCCACCGATATCTTCTTGCAATCCTTCTACATCAGGTTGTTGTGCTTCTGTGCCTGGAGTAAATGATTCAACAGGGTCAGTAATTCTCATACCTTGTAATTGTGCAGGTTGATAACCAAACTCAGCAGGTGTTCCTTGTGTTAAGTTTGCACTAGCTCTATTGAAATCACTTGTTATAGATGCAACTCTACTTGCAATATATTGTGATTCTTCTGCACTTAATGCACCACCTTTTCTACTTCTAGCTTTTGTTAATGTACTATCAACAAGCTCATCTAGTTCTGCTGTTTCTATCTTAGGATTGCTAGTAACTAAAGACCTTCTAGCATTAAAGTCAGAACGTATTGCAGCTAAAGCACCTAACCAACTTATCTTTCCTCCACCATTCATAGCAAATTCCATAAGTGTTTTTATACCTTTTACAAACTCTTCATCAACTGCAAGACCTACAGTTTTACTTGCATCTATAATTCCTACGTTTGACATCTGTGTTTTAAGTAAAGCAATATTGTCTTTGTTTAAATCTCTTCCTACTTCTCCTGGGTCATTACCAAAATACACATGTCTAAATCCTTGTTGTTTTAAATATTCCTCAGCATCAATAAAAACTTTAACTGTATCTCCACTTGGAGATGTTACTTCCGATGGATATGCGTTTTGAAATCCTGTACCTAATGGTTTGTTTCTATCAGGGTCAGTTAATAATTCTATTACAAATTGTGTTGTATCTGCACCTTCTCCTGTAGGTTCAACATCATCTGTAGGAATAATATCATCTAAATCTGATATTGCTGCTGTTCTAGGTATATATATGCTTCCTGCCATTATTCTCCAACTCCGTACTTAACTACTTCATTATAGAACACTTCTTCAAAGACAACACCAAACATAGGGTCTTTCTCTATTAATTTAGATGCTTGTAAATAAAGTAAATCTCTAATAGCCTGTGCTTTTTCACTATCTGTAGTAGCTACCCATTGTGCTGCTTCTAGCTTAGTAGGTTTTTTCTGTGCTATTTGTACACCCTCTAGTACGTCATCTCTATAATCTGTATATTCTTTTATTACAGATGTTATTGGAAAATTTGCAAACCTTGGGTCAGATACTGCTGCAGTAATTAACTCAGCGTTTGCAGAATAATCTGCACCTTTTCCTGTTTGATAACCAGGTAAATCATCTAACAACTGTGCTTTTGTTACTGGGTCTCCATAAGCAAGTGGGAACATTTGTGCAAGAACAATATCTACTTTTGCAAGTTCTGCTTTTAATGCTTGTTGACCCATTCCTGCTTCTTCAAACTTTCTTACTTTTTCTGATTTTGCAGCACGTTCTACTATTGATGCAGCGTATGTCGCACTTTTATAATAAAACTCTTCTTTAGTCTTAGGTGTTATAGTTCCTAATCCTTTTAATGCTCCATATCCTGAATAATCTACTTCTCCTTGACCTAAACCTTCAAAGAAATACAATACGTTTCCACCATAGTCGTCAAACAATTCTTTATTATCTTCATAAAAATCATACTCAGGTTTTGTCATAGGTATCTTACCTTCTTCATTTATTGACTTACCTTGCACCTGCATAGCTGCAGAAGTAAAACTATCTTCTAACGAATACTTATCTAATCCTAAGAATCTAACAATATCTTTTGTTGCTTGAAAGTCTGCTTCTTTTTTACCCATAGTAATTGCATATTCAATTTTCATATCTCTCCAAAAACTATGTATTACAGAAAGCTCTACAAATCCATTCCATACAAGTCCACTAGATTCTCCTTCTTTTCCGTACCATTCTTCAAATGCACTATCTTCTAAGTCTGCTCTATACAAAACATTCATCTTTGGCACTAATGGGTTTACATTTCTATCCCATGCTTTTAGCTGATAAATATTGTCTCTAATTATTGCTGCTTTATCTAACAAAAATTCTGAGTCTTGTACATCTTCAGGAAATAAAATTGCTGCTATCTGTGTTGCCTGTGTAGTTGCCAACATGTACAAATCTTCATCAACTCCTGAAAATGATAATCTTTCTGCTACTGCATTTAATATATTTTTAGCTGTGGCAGGCATAGTTTCTTCAATAAGCACTTGTGATACTATATCTGCTAAATCTCCTGCACCACCTTCAAACGGTAAACCAAACTGAAATATTGTTCTTTCTAATAATCTTCTAGCTTCAGGATTATCTGACGTAATTAAACCTACTGGTATAGCTACTACCGGTCCTAGTGGAGGAAACAAACCACCACCGGCAACACCAAGTGCTGATAATGGAAAACTTCTTTTAAGAATAATTCCACTATCTTCTATACTCATGTCATCTTGCCACAATCCTTCGCCTTCACTTTGTACGTAAGACTCTAAAGCTGTTCCACCTACAGGAATAATTAAATAGTTTTCTCCAAACTTATCTTTGTATATTAAGTTTTCTTCTAAACCTTTTCTGTAAGCAAATGCAACTTGTGCTGCTGCTTTTGTATTTGTTGTTCCTAGTTGAAACCATCTACCTAAAACTTCTCTATATGCTTCAAAGAATGGCAGTCCTACTCTGTATGCTTCAGCTACATATCCTCTTTCTAACAAGTTGTACAACAATCTATTATGTATTTCAAAAGCTGCTTCTGCTGCTCTTCTGTCTAAGTCATCGTATGTCATGTTACGTGTTATATCTGTTCTTACATTGTTGTTATCTAAAACCATGTGATAATCTAACTCAGTCAACTCCTGGACAATAGGACTTTGCTTAGGATTGTTTATAACAAACTTTCCTGTTTTTTCATCTAAGAAAGAATTTAAACCACCACGTTGTGCAATAGCTACTGTATCTTCATACTTAACATTTCCTAGTTTTAACAAACTTCTAAGTTCTTTTGTGTTAGGTGTAGGATTGTCTTTTAAAGAACTCTTAAAATCTTTTATAACTTCATCAACATTCTTTTTTGTGTTAGGACCATAATGTTCTACTAATACTTTACGTAATGTGTTTTGTTGTTCTCTTGTTAACTTACCGTTAAGAACTACTTCCTGTTTATTTACATTGGAGTAGTATGTTCCTATTTTTGTATTTTCATCTCCTAATCTAATGTTTGCAATATTTTTATCTGTAGCATAAGCACTTCTTTCTGCATTTTGTAAATTAACTTGTAACTCTAATTGTGGTTTATTTGTTGCACCCAAGACTCTAGGTGTATGTATACCTTTAGAATGATATGCAAGAATAGTTAAATTATCATCTTTAGCTACAACCGATTGTTTTACAATCTTAGACATAACATTATCTATTTCTTCTGCGTCTAATCTTTTATCTTCAAGTAAACGCTTTGCTTTTGCAACCATGTCGTCTGATAAATTTATAGCTTTGTTTGGGTCAAAGTGATTTTCTAACATTTCTGCTAAAGCATTTCTTTGAGCAAAAACCATATTTGAATCTATGTAATGTAAGTAGGCTTGTTTAAATGTTGGTATACGAACAAGTGCTGCTTCTGATTGACCTACTGTAAAAAACAATGCGTCAGTAAATGCTTTAAAATTATTTATAATTCCTTTAGTTGAAACTTTTTCTAATCCAGGAACTGTTATTGGTAGCTCTGCTGAGTTTTTATTTATAATTGGTTTTAATGTATTTTTAATTCTTTCTGTGTTTACTGTTCTTAATACTTCAAAATCTCTAATATCAATCTTGCCTACTTTACCTTGAGCAATAACTTCTATAAGTTCATCAGATGCTCCTGTAAAATTATTAATTGTCATACGATGATGTTTAACAAAATCTAAAAAGTCTTTCTCATTTTTTATTACAACAATATTATTTGCTCTGCCATCAACGTTTTGTCTTGACATAATTTTTCTGTTTAAAGAAGCTATCTCATCCATTAAGTATTTATTACTTTGTATTGCTTTTACAATATCAGCATCAGACAATCCCTGTCTCATAGCACCTGCAACTATAGGCATAAATGGGTCATGTGCCATTTGTGTAACTAGATAATCAATATACGTTTCTATATAATCATTATCTAAATCAAAAGCTAATTTACTACCATCTGTTTGTGCTACATTTTTCTTTCCTGTTTTTTCTACATCTACCCAAGTACCATTGTCTTTTCTAAACGTACTCGTAAATCTTGGGTCTCTTTCATACAAATCACGTACTTCAGGTACACCAAATTCTGAGTTACCTTCTGTCAAAGAACCTAATGTTTTTCTAAATTTAAGTGGTAATTTTTCTGACAACTTTCCACCTTCTATTGGTTTTGTAACTCTAAAAGGTCCTCGTAAACCTGTAAGTGGAGCTACGTCAACACCTTTATTTTTTAAATAACTAATCATTAAACCGTCAGGGTCATTGAATATCATCTTCATGTATTCTCCAGGGTCTCTAAATATAGAAGCTAAACCTTTTGTAGAAACTCTTAACATACCGTCTGTAGTTATTTTTAGTGGGAATGCAATACGTGTTATAAGTTGTAACGGCATCCATACTCTTGATATAAAAGTAAACAATCCTGTTTCTAAAGCAGATGGAATATCCATAATTAATTTTTTATATAAAAAACTTTCGTCAGGTAAATCATCAAATGCACCTTTTGTTATTTGTCCTAGTGGTGTATCAGGGTCAAAAAATGTTCCTTTGACTCCTTTATCTGCTTCTTTACGTATTAAAGCTATGCTTTCATCTACTTGATTAGAACCTACAAGTTTATTTCTTAATCTTCTTCTTATACCTGTATGGCGTAATGTAGCTCTTAAGTCAGTAATATTTATTGACAAATCCATAGCTTGTCCTGCCATTGCTAAACCTTTTTGAGACCATTGTGCTAATTCTTCTTCGTTAATTATTTGGTCTGCATATTGTGCTTTTACAAATGGGTCTACAAAATCTTCATCATAATATTTTGAATTTTGTGCAGGTCTGTATGTTTTTCCTGTATCACTAAAACCTCTTACATCATCTAAACTTTCTTTAAAAAATAATTGCAGCTCATTATCAGACAAACCAAAAGTTGCTTTTAATTGTATAGCACCTTCTCTCATTATTAACTCGTCATAAAATATGCTTTGAGCTAATTTATAATTTTTATCTTGTATTGCTACATAAAACTTTTTAGACAAATCTTCTATGATTGGTGTAGGAACACTCATCATTCTTCCTTGTTTTACAAATGTATCGACAGACCTTGACGTGTCTGTTAAAAAAGCAAATGGTCTTGAAGGTAATCTTATATCTGTACCTAAGAAAATATCTTTAACACTAGATGTAGCTGTTCTAATTTTATCTTTTGACTTAGTACCACCACCTCTAATGTAGTTTGCAGTAGTAGTGTTTCCTGTCATAGTATCTGCTATGTTATCTAAAAAGTTATCACTAAATACTCTTGGCTGTAAATGGAAGTCTCTTGCATTAGAACTCATTTTTCCGTTTACTCTTATGTCTGATATATAACCTCTAGTCAAAGAATCTTTTATAATATCAAAATAACCTTGTGGATTATCTACAGCATTATCTACTATACGAAATGCAACTTCAGGACTAAAACCTCTCATTGTAAGTTCGCTAAACAAAGGTGCATCTGCTTCTGCTAATACCTGTACTTTGTCAGCAAGTATTCTTATAGCATCATCTTGTCCTGCAGCAAAAAAATCTGCAGCAGTTCCTCCTGCTTTTAAATGTTCATCAAGTTGTTTACCAACTCCTGTTAATACTTCTTCACTAGCAACTCCTCTACCACCAACACCCACACCTTTGGTAGCC